ACTCACCGCCGAGCGCGAAAAGGTGCGCGTGCTGCGGGAGCACGGCATTGAGGCTCTTATGGTCGCACGCTCTTGGCAAATGGTATGGGGCGACAAGCTATCGCCCGACTCGGTGGCGATCTTCACCAAACACGAACAGGCATTTCTCGCAGGTCTCGCCGCGACGGAGGCAAAAACATGAACCCACTCGACCAACCCACGCCCTACGCAGGCGCACCTGAATGGCCGAAGCCTTTTGCGGGCACGCCCACCGGCATTATCGGAGAGACTTGCAGCCAACCGCTGCACGATCTTGTGCATCGCACGCCCACCCTCTCGCCGACGCCGAGGACGGATGCAGCCTACTTCGCGAACGGCGCAACCATGTATTCGCTCGCCGGTGAGATGAAGCTTATTGAACGCGAACTCGCCGAAACCGAACGCCTGCGATTTGGTGCCGATGCGGATCGACGCCGGTTGCGTTGCGAACTCGCCGCCGCGAAAGCGGAGTGCGAGAGGTTGAAATTTCTTGCTGGCCCTTCCGCCATGAGCGACGATTCAATTGTTTCAGCTTACGCCGAACTCGCCCGCCTCCGCGCCGAGGTAAAGGCGGCAAGGCTTCGCGGGGATGTATTGCAAGCCGAAGTAGATCGCTGGACCAAGTGGCACAGCGATCAACCTTGGTTAGCAGAGATTTACGGCTACCAAAAGCAACTCGCCCGCGCCGAGAAAGCCGAGGCGGAACGCGACCGGGCGGACGCCGAAGTTGCTGAGTTAAAAAAACTGCTTTTGGAGTTTGGGCAATTGCCATCAACGCAGCCATGAAAGGCACGATCTAATTTTATGACCACCGAACAACACCTCGAACTATTAACCGAGCTTCGCGCCATTCGCGCCGCTCTCGAAAAGCCGAAGCCGATGCTCAGCCTGACGGCTGCGACCGCACCGACCGCGACGCCGGACACTCTGCCACTCCCGGCGATTGCAATCGCGGACGCGGGCAGCGTGCAGGTCCACTTCGGCAAAAACGCTGGCGTGCCACTCTCGGCACTCAGTGACAAACAGCTCCTCTGGTATGGAGCCGACCGACCAGAGCAGCTCAAGAAGGACGGCACGCCGTTCGCTCCACGCGAGGCCGACGTGCTGCTCAAGAACGCGTGCCGCACCTTGTGGCATCAGCGCAAGAGCGGCGCTCCAATAGTGCCAGCTACTCAGCCGGCAGACGACGGCGAGAACGTGCCGTTCTAAAACTTCTCGGCGGTTCCGAGCATAAACCCAACCCTACGACGCCGCTGGTGGCGGTGCGAAAATACGCCAGCAACTATTTCCCAAAAGGAAAACCCTCCGGCCAACGACGACCGGAGGGCAACACACGAAACACACACACGATACAACATGGACACCAACGTAAAATCAGAGATCGCGGTCGCAGAGACCGCCACGAAAGCACCGATTCAGTTCGGCTCAAACGGAGTGCAGCTCCAATCAATCGACGAGGCTTTCCGCTTCGCTCGGGCCGTAGTCGCATCGGGCTGGGCACCGAAAGGAATGGAAAAGCCCGAGTCGGTCATGATCGCGATTCAGTTCGGCATGGAGATCGGACTGACGCCAATGGCTGCGCTGCAAAACATGGCCGTGATTAACGGTCGCCCGGCGATCTACGGCGACGCCGCGCTCGCGCTAGTCCGCTCCAGCGGTCAGCTCGTGAGCTACAAGGAAACCGAGGTCGGCGAGCCGGGCAAGGACTCGCACGGCTTCACCGTGACGGTGCAGCGCCGGGGATTCGATGCAGCATCGGAGACGTTTACGATGGCCGACGCAAAGGCCGCAAAGCTCTGGGGCAAGGCCGGACCGTGGACGGACTACCCGAAGCGCATGATGAAATTCCGAGCACGCGGTTTCCTGCTGCGTGACCAATTTGGCGACATTCTCAAGGGACTGCGGACCGCCGAGGAAGCGCGGGACATGCCAGCAGAGATCAACGTCACGCCGCTGGCCGACAAGCTCGCGGGCGGACTGAGCGAGGCAATCAACCAATGAGAAAAATACCCGAGAGACAAACAGGCGTGCCGACGCGTCGCAAGGACGTGCACCTCGAAATCGCAAAGCCGAAGCGCCGTCAGGTCACAGACGAAACCACGCACAGCCGGAACAAACTCGGCATCGCGGTGGACAGTCGCGGGCGCTTCATCGGGCGGCGCGATATCGAAAAGGGCGCGGCACATTTCTGGAACTCACGAAGGAAACTAACATGAACAACGACAACGAAATCAAAGCAGAAGCTATCATCAACGCAGCTACGGAGCAGTTCCGAAGCCTGCTCGAAACCAATTTCCGAAGCATCGCCAAGGCGGCGCAGGACGGATTCACCGACGACGAGGACCAGACCGAGCCGAAGGCCAAAGCCACGTTCTCGGTCGAATGGGACGCGCTCGCAATGGCTCCCACGGTCAGCGTGAAAGTCGGCTGGTCGGTCCGGTTCAAGGACGAGAGCGAGACGGAGATTGACCCACTGCAATCGAAGCTGGGGCTGGAGGTGCAATCATGAGCGCACCAATCAACGACGGAGGGCCGGCGTTTCCATCGGTTGGCGAAGGATTCGGGAATCCTAGTTATTCGGCCCCCGGCATGACCCTGCGCGACTGGTTCGCGGGGCAGGCGTTGGCTGGTGCATTAGCTGACCCTACCTGCGATCTCTCTCCAATCGAGTTAGCTAAAAAAATTTATGAATTTGCCGACGCAATGCTGGCCGCACGGGAGGGTAAACAATGAGCGAGACCATCGAAGCCTACCACGCCAACCCGGCAATCAGTCACTCGAAGCTGGAGTGCTACCGTCGCAGGCCGGCGCTCTACTTCAAGAAATATGTCGCCAAGACGTTGCCTCAGCCGGAAGAGACGGGCGCGTTTCGCCTCGGCTCGGCGGTGCACTGCGCGATCTTGGAAGAAAAGGAATTCGCCAAGCGCTACATTCTGAAACCAGACTGCGACCGCAGAACCAAAGAAGGCAAAATCCAGTTCGCTGAGTTCTCGGCACAGCACGCGGACAAGACCTTGCTCGACGCCGACGAGATGGCGCAGGTCGTGGCGATGCGCGAGGCGGTGGCGGCGCATCCAATCGCGTCGCGGCTACTCGCGGAAGGAACGCCGGAAATGACTTGGCGCAAATTGCAGCCAAACGCTTTGGGCGCTCTGCAATGTCGGACGGACCATTTCAACCCGTGCGGCTGCGACATCAGCGAGTTTCACCCTTACGCGCTGGACGTGAAGACGGTCGAGAGCCTCGACAGCGACGCGTTCCGCAACTTCGAGCGGGCTGCGTTCTCCTACGGTTACCACCGGCAGGCGGGATTCTATCTGCCACTGATCAACGAAATCTTGGGCTATCCGGTTTCACGGATGTATTACGTCGCCGTCGAAAAGGTCGAGCCGTTCGGCGTCGCGGTTTACAAGCTGAGCGACGAAGCGATTGCGCGAGGGCAGGACGAGAACATCGCGGACCTCGTGCGGCTCAAGCGCAGCCTTGAAACGAACGAGTGGCCGAACATCGAGCCGACGATTCACGAACTGAAACTGCCGGCGTGGTATCTGAAATGAAATCCAACCTTAAATATAACTGGCGCATAACGCTCAGCGCACCGGGGCACTCCATCAGCGCAGTAAAGTTCTGCACGCTCGAACAGGCTTTGATCACGGCGGACGAACTTGAAACCGAAGTGGATTGGCTCGTGACCCTTGTCGGCATCACCCGCGAAACATGAAAGAACTATTTATCATCACCGTTGCGACCTCAGTCTGCACTAGCGCAATTTGCTTTTGGCTCGGGCACGCGCTCGGTAAACGCCGAGGCCGCGACGAGCAATGGGTCGAGAACTACCTAGCAAACGAACGCAAAACACAGGCCGGCCGAGACAAGCTCGGACGGTTCAAAAAACGAAAGGCACAATATGGTAAGATCAAAATTACAGCACCAAAAAACGAATCATGAGATCGACCGGCGACTGCTCGAAATGCAGTCACCGAGCGAGATCGTCCGAAACCTGCGCGGCGCCACGCTGAGCAATGTCCACGCACGGGCGCGGCGAATGAGATTGGCGCTGCATCGCATCACGCAGGCTGAGCGGGACCATCTGCTCGTCAGGCGGAAGGGGAGGGCGACATGAACACCTTCATTTACGGCGACCCGAAGGGCCAACCTCGAGCGCGAGCCTTCGCCCGCAAGATGGGCGCAAAGCACGTTGCGCGGATGTATGACTCGGACGTGGCGGACGCGTGGAAGCGGGCGGTGGACCTCGGGATTGAGCGCGAGCTAAAGGCGGCGGGGGCACTGGATCCGGTCGGAGCGTTCCACTGCCGGCTCACGTTTTTCTTCCGCCGTCCGAAGTCGCACTACGGTAAGGGCGGGCACGTTAAGGCGAGCGCACCCGTTTGCCACGTCAGCAAACCAGATGCCGACAATCTCGCTAAGCTCGTGCTCGACCGCATTACGCGCGGCGGGCGGATTTGGCGGGATGATTCGCAGGTCGCACTGCTACGCGTTGACAAGTTCTGGGCGATCACCGACGCGAGGATTGGGGTCTATGTGAGCGTTGAGCGATTCGGGGTGGGCGAGGCTTGACGCGGGGAGCCGATGGGATAAACAACAACTAGGCCGTAGAAAGCCTAAGATATGGAACCAAAAAATTACATCCGTCAGTCTGCGCGAGGCGTGTTTCATCGCCAATTTCTACCGCGTGGGCTGGCGGATGTTTTTTGATTTATGAAACCTCCAGCATTTCAATTTTACCCTGACGACTTCTTAGGCGGTGTCGCCGACATGACACAAGCCGAGGTCGGGGCTTACATCCTGCTCCTTTGCTCGCAATGGGGACGGGGAGCAATACCTCCAGACCCTGATCGGGCCGCGCTGATTGCCAAGGGTCCGGTCTCATCGCACGTGCTTGCAAAATTCCCCGACGGACAAAATCCAAGACTCGAAGCGGTTCGCATCGAGCAAGACAACTACCGACGTTTACAGCGCGAAAAAGGTTTGGCATCAGGTGAGGCTCGTCGCAAGCGAGTCACAACCGTGGTTCAACCGCCGTTCAACCACGGTTCAACCGCGGTTCAACCGGAAGCGCAACCGAAGGTGAACTCTCCTTCTCCTTCTCCACCTCCTAATCATACCCCCTTACCCCCTAAAGGGGGAGAAGAGCCTTCGGAACTCAATTTGTCGCTTCATTCACAAACGACTCCGCCTCCGCCGCCCAAGGCGAAGGCTGAAGTTCAGCTTCGCGCCGAACGCATCATGGGTCGTCGCGAATCAACGCCGCTGACCAGCGGAGAGTCGCGAGCCTACGCAAAAAACCGCGCAGCTATCGAGGCAACGAACGAAGATGACTGGAGGCTGTTAGAACGCTTTTACGCTGCGCCACAGACCGAGACCTACGCGAGGAAAGACTTGGCGACCTTGCTCAACAACTGGAACGGCGAGATTGACCGAGCGAAGAAGTGGCAAATCGAAGCCGGCAAGAAATCCAAACCCACCTTCACCCATGAAAGCATCATTGACCGCTCCTGACCCATCGCCCGCAGAGCGCCGGCTGATCGCGGCGTGCATGGCCGGCGGCGTGCAGACCGTGGCCGCTGCAGTCAACCACGGCATCAGCGCCGAGACCTTCGCGGACCCGATGCTCGGAATTATCTGGCAGGCGCTCGTGCAGACCGCGACCGAGGACAAGGACACGCACGTTTTCAAAGTCGGCCGACGCGCTTTTGGTTCGGCCATCGATGCCGAGAGCATGGGCCAACTGGCGGAGATCGCCGCGCTTGAGCCGACATCGATCTTTGCGAAGCAGCTCACCATCGAAGTCATCGACGCGAACAAGCGCCGCAAGGCCGTTACCAAGCTCGCTCAAGCGCTCGGCGCAGTCACTCCACGCGAGGGCGGCGAGTGGGAAGAGGACTGGTCGGCCGCACGCAAAGCGATTCACGAAGCCGAGCTGGCGGTTTCGATCCAAGGCGCGACCAAGAGCCTTTCGGCAATCGTGGACGAATACATCCACGACGAGATCCACGGCCGCGAGGCCGGGGTCGTCGGGACTGGATTGCCGCACTGCGACGAGTATTTCGGGAAGATCCGAGGCGGCGAGGTTTGCGTGATTGCAGGCCGGCCGGGCGTCGGGAAGACGGCGCTCGCGATCCAGATGGCCGACTCAGTTGTGCGAGGCGGCGGCAAGGCTATGATCGTTTCACTTGAGATGCAGGCGCGGGATTTGGTCGGCCGGCTTGCGAAGCAAAGACTAGGGCGAAGCGCGGGCATCGTCCGAGGCTGCACAGCGGCCGAGTATCAATCGGCGAAGACATCGTGGATTGCCTCAGCGCAAAAGATGAAAGCGGACGAGAAGCGGCTGCACATCTTTGAGGTGCGTCAGGTCAAGTCCGTCTCGGACATCGAGGACCGGGTGGCGATGCTCAAGGCTGCGGACGCATTGCCGAACGTGGTCGTCATCGACTACCTGCAACTGCTCCACGCCGAGGACTCACGCGCACCACGCGAGCAACAGGTGGCGCTCATGTCGCGCCGGATAAAGCTCATGGCGTTGAATTTCAACGTGGCCGTGATTCTGCTCTCGCAACTTAACCGGGACGCCGAGAAAGACGGCAGCCGGCCGAAGCTCTCAGGTTTGCGCGAGTCAGGCGCAATCGAGCAGGACGCAGATCGGGTGTGGCTGCTCTATCCTGACCCTGACGTGATGGCAGTTCCTGACGCGCCGACGGTGCAGGTCGTCATTGACCAAGCGAAGAACCGCAACGGCGCGGGCGGCATCGCCAAGGTGGTCGAGTTCTTCAAACCCAGCTTTTCATTCCACAAAAAACTATGAGGCTCTACGACGAAAAAAATCGGCTGCACGCGGAGAACGGACCGGCAGTCACGAACCCAGACGGCTCGTGCGTGTGGTATCATCACGGCAAGATTCACCGGCTTGACGGACCGGCGGTGCGGCTCGTCTTCGCTGACGGGCGCATCGAAGAGCAGTTTTGGATCAACGGGACCGAGATCGTCGCGCCGCAACTTTAACCATGAAACAAACCAAAGAAGAAATCGAAGCGCAGATAATTGCGCTGCTCAAGCGGAGGACTGAGGGTCAGCGCATTGTGCGATCACTGACGCAGGCGCTCGAATCTCTTGAAAAGGAACTCAAGGAGCTTTTGCAACAACTCGCCAAACATTCTGAACCATGAAAAACACAAACGACCAACTAACGACGGCACTCGAACACGCAACGCGGGTGCCGTGCGACATCAACGAACATCTGCCTTTGCTCTCGCTACTCGCGGCGCAATGCCAGCAAGTGACCGAATTCGGCGTGCGGACCGGGTGCAGCACGCTCGCGTTTCTGCACGGGCTGCGAACGAAACGGGCGACGCTGCGAAGCTACGACATCAACGACCAGTTCGGCGTGTTTAAGACGATGCGCCCGTACACGACGACGGATTGGGTGTTTTCGATCTGCTCCACGCTGGCAATCTCGCAGATTGAGCCGACCGACCTGCTATTCGTGGACACGCTGCACCGCTACGACCAAGTGCGGCAGGAGCTGGCAATTCATGGCGACGCGGCACGGCGCTGGATTGTGTTTCATGACACCGAGACGTTCGGGACCGTGGGCGATGACGGCGGCGAGGGCATCAATCGGGCGATTGACGAGTGGCTGGTGGTGGAGCCGCAGTGGCGCGTCGTTTACCGCACGCACCGAAACAACGGGTTGACCGTGATTGAGCGCGAGGCAGAAACGCGTTCGTGATTGACTCGCAGCGCAATCCGTCAAAAGCGATGGGGCAACACATGACGACGACCCAAACACACGATCAGGACCAACGAGAACTTGAGGCTTTGCGCTTCTCTGCACGGGCGGCGCGAGCAATCACGACGCTGGAGATGCAGCGGAAAACGATCACGCGCGAATATGGCGAGCGCATCAAAAAGATTCGGGCGCTGATTCTGATTCTGCAACAGCGCGAGAGCATCGGGCAGCTCGGCATACAGGGGATTGACGCCGTTGAGATTTCACCCGAACTGCGGAAGCTGATTCACAACCCGGTCGGTGACCTGACGTGATTACCGCGACATACGACCGCGCTGCGACCTTCGAGGCGTCTTATGACGGCGCTCGGTCGGACGCGGGACGGCTTTCGGCGGAGATCATGGAAAGGCTGGTCGAGCTGCACGAGCTGAGGATGACGAGCGCGGCCGACCTATGCCGCAGGCTGGGGACGTTGGCGGACCTTTCGCCGACGATGTTTCTTGTGACGCTGCGGTTGGGGTCGGGCGATGTGTCGGCGGTCAGGCAGTCGTTCGGCGAGATGGCGAAGAACAGAGGTAAGACGCGCCAATTTTTCCATTGGGAATGGCAGCAGGAGATCGAGAAGGTGCGAATCGTGTTCCCGGAGCTTGCTCAGCTCATGACCGACTACCGGCAGGCGACGGACGAGGCGGATAGGCCAGAACGGGAGGGGCGGGAGTGAAACCGCGGTTTGCAGCGTGCTCAGGATGCCGCGCCAAACGCCGTTTAAGGCCGATTTTAGGCGATTTGACGGCTTTTGAGGGTCAAGACACAGGGGGAGGGGGCGCGGGGGAGGTAGGAGACTTCTAGGGGGGCTGGAGGGGCGCGGGTTAGATGACCTAGAGCAAAAAATCCCATTTCGTTTTTCGAGCCAATTTGACACATGAAACTAACAACGACCAAAATCACCGAGCTCTCGCTCGACCCGTCCAACGTCCGCAAACATTCGCGCCGAAATCTCGACGCGATCAAAGCCAGCCTGCGCAAATTCGGCCAACAAAAGCCAATCGTCGTAGACGCGAAAGGGATCGTCCTCGCCGGCAACGGCACGTTGACCGCAGCGCAGGAACTCGGCTGGACCGAGATCCAGATCGTGCGGACGGAACTTGCGGGCGTTGAGGCCACGGCGTTTGCGATCGCGGACAATCGGACGGCGGAGCTGGCAGAGTGGGATGATAATCTAGGGGACGTGCTGAAGTCCCTGCAAGACGAGGACGTTGATTTAACTGATCTTGGCTACTCAGCAGAAGACATTGCGAAAATGCAGACGCCTGACTTTGCAGCCGGAACCGTGGATGACCAAGGAAAGCTCGATGAGAAATCACCGATTGAATGTCCGCATTGCCATAAGTCTTTTACGCCGTGAAAACAGAGCTGAAAATTGATTGGGCGACGCATGAATCGGCAAAGTATGCAGTTGAAAATTGGCATTACAGTGAATGCCTCCCAGCCGGTAAACTCGTGAAGGTTGGCGCATGGGAATCAGGAAAGTTTATCGGCTGCGTAATTTTCGGAAGAGGCGCTAATAACAATATGGCAAAACCCTACGGGCTGACGCAGCTTGAATGTTGTGAGCTCGTCAGAATCGCGCTTACAAAACACCTCTCACCAGTCTCACGGATTGCGGCGCTTGCGATGCGATTTCTTAAATCACAATCGTCAGGATTGAAACTCATTGTTAGCTATGCCGACCCAGAACAAGGACACCACGGCGGAATCTATCAGGCAGGGAATTGGATTTATTGCGGAAGGTCACAGGCGCAACAGGAGGTCATTTACAAGGGCGAGGTGATGCACAAGCGGACGGCAAATGCGCTTTTTGGAACAATTAAAGGAATGCAGAAGTCTGCTATTTTTTGGAAGCATAAGTATCTAATGCCGCTTGACGCCGAGATGCGCGCCAAGATTCTCCCTCTCGCAAAGCCTTATCCAAAACGCGCCGGAGGTGACACCACGGACACGCCAGTCTTCCAGACTGGAGAGGGCGGCTCGACACCGACCCCGGCGCTCCAATCTTCTGAATGAGCGACGCCGCGCAATCACCGAGCGAAATCCTCGCCCGCCGCAACGTCCAAAACATCGCGGTCAAGCTCAAGGCCGGCAAGACGCTGACGACCTCGGAGCGGAAGGCGCTCAACGAGTTTCAGGCCGAGCAGACGGGCGGCTGGGTGAAAGACCTGAGCGCACTGGCGAAGGAGCTGGGGATGTCTCGGCAGGGCATTTACGATGTCCGCAATCGCTTTGCGGACGCGCCGAAAAAGCACGAGGACGGCAAGCGCGAGAACCTGACGGCGTGGCAAGCGTTTTGCGCCGAACACCTGATTGGCAAGGACACGGCGACCAAGAATCTCGCCGACCTCAAAGCCGAACTCATGCGCGAGCAAATCCGTCTCGCCCGGTCCAAGAACGAGCGCGAGGCCGGCGACGTGATTGATCGGGAGGTGGTCGAGGCGATGCTCGTGACGCTCGGCCAAAAGCTCGACCTGCTGCTGCGGCTCAAGCTGACGATCGAACTCGGACCTCGTGGCGTCGGGATGAACGCGGCAGAGCTGAACGTCGAGGGCGGCGCGATCTTGTCGGAGATCCGCGAAGTCGTGAACGCGAATATCGCGACGTTCGAGGCCGAGGCGCTGGACCGGTCGAGGGAGTGAAGCGATTGTTTGAAATAGTGCTTGCAATCAATCAAACGGTGGGCATCGTCTAGCGCATGAACTCAACACAAACGGAACAAATCAAAGCGCGCGCCAAATTTCTTAAACTAGAAAAGGCTGCGCACGATGCTGATTATGCTCGGCGCTGCGCGGCGGCTCGCGAAATTGCGCTCGCGAAGATTGCGGCGCTTCAAGCAATCGAAGCCGCGCGCGCTAAATAAAACCCAACCCGCCCCGAAGAAACTAAGGGGCTCTTTTTACCCATGAAACTTACCAAAAACGACGCGGAAGAAGTCGCGCACAAGCTCGGGGTTTTGGCAGATTCGCCAGACTTGCAAGATGATTACGGTCTTACTCAAAGCCAAGCCGATCAACTGCGAGCCAGCGTCCCGCTGTCTGGCGGTCCGTGGATAATTCCGTTGTGGGGAATGGACGCGGTGCGCGGAGAGATGGCAGACCATTGCGTTGTGCTTTCCGGCATTGCTTCCGACGCTCGCTCGAATCGTGAGTTTGGGCAAGCGTTGCGAATTTCCAAGCAAGCAAAGCGGCTTAACGCTATTTTTTCAACCGAGGGCGAAGCATGACCGCCGGCGGCAAACGCACCGGCGCAGGCCGCAAGCCGCTCGCGCCTGACCAACGCTCCGTCGGCGTGACGGTGCGCCTCCGTCCGCAAGTCGCGGCGCGGTTTCGCGATTTATGTAAACGGGCGGGCGTGAGCCAGTCGTGGGCGTTCACAGCGTGGATTAACCAATCGAGGTAGCTTTGACCGCCTCCGACGCACTCCTCACCACGCTGCGCCTTCCGCAGCCCGACCGCTCGCCAATCTACGAATGGGCGCGGAAGCATATCGTCCTGCCGGAGAGCTACGCGACGCCGGGACCGTTCAACGTGAAAATCTCGCCGTGGCTAATTCCGATCTTTGACGCGTTGCAGAATCCACTCGTGAGGCGCGTGCACTTCCGCAAGGCCGTGCAGATCGGCGGCACGCTCGTCGCTGACATCTGGGTGCCGTGGCTGATCTGCAACGACGCTGGGCCGATCAGCTGGACGATGCAGACGGACGAAATGATTGACCGTCACGCGAAGTCACGGCTGAACCCGATCTTCGAGTCGTGCAAGCCGGTCGCCGCGATGCTTCCGCGAGTCGGGCCGCACCGGACGACGACCGAAATCTACTTCGGCGGCTTCTTTTTTCTGCTCAACCCGGCCAACCTTTCCAGCCAACAGTCGCAGTCCATCCGCTATAAAATAAATGACGAGATTTGGCTGCCGAAGTGGCAGGAGGTTTACGGTCACGCCGTCGCCCGCGTCAGTCGCTTTGAGGAGGTCGGGCGCTCCAAGATTTACAACACGAGCCAAGCGCCGATTATGGACCTTGAGACCGGCAACGTGGAAGACACGAGCTTCCGCCAAGGCACCCAGCAGGAATGGAGCACCGAGTGTCCGGCGTGCCACAAGGTTCACCCGCTTGCCTTCGCGCTGGACAAGAACGAGGAGACCGGGCTGCGGGGCGGCGTGGTCTGGGATGCAGCGGCGCGGCGCGATGACGAGACGTGGGACGTTGCGCGAGCCGTCGAGTCCTGCCGATTCCGTTGTCCGCATTGCGGCCACGAGTCACCGGACACCGACACGACGCGGACCGGCTGGAAGCGGGCCGGGCGGTTCGTTTCGCTGAACGAGGCTGCGCCGGCGGAGATCCAGAGCTTCCGCGTCGAGTCGCTTGTCAGCCGGCCGATGCGGCTTCTGGTCGAAGAATTCTGCGAGGCGGACAACCATTTCGTGCGCCAAGGTGACGACAAAATGAAGATCGAGTTTCGCACGAAGCGCGAGGCGCGGCCGTGGATTGTCGAGAAGAAGGTCGTCAACCTCTTCGTGCAGGCGAGCGACTACACCGTCGCTCAGTTCTCCAACGGCGAGGCAATCGACGGCGAGGTGATTCGCTTCATGGCCGTGGACCGTCAGCAAGACCACTGGTGGGTCGAAATCGGCGCTTTCAGCTCGGCGACCGGTCCGACCTACCGGCAGCTCTATTTCGGGCGCGTCGAGACGCGGGACCAACTCCGGCAGTTGCAGCACCGTTACAAGGTGCAGGACGCGTGCGTTGCCCAAGATCGCGGCTACCGACCCGCCGACGTTGACCGGGATTGCGCGGACTTCGGCTGGCGAGGGATGCGCGGATACGCTCGCAAGACTTGGACGATGCGAGACGAGGCAAGCGACAAGCTGATCAACTTCCCGTTCAGCGAACCACGAGTGAGCGACTACCGGGGCGGAGACGTGTTTTATTACGACTGGTCTGGCGACTATTTCAAAGACCTGCTTGCGAACGCGCTGGAAGCCAAGGGCGACCTGAAATGGCTTTTGCCGAAGGACGTGAATCCGCTCTACCTCGAACACCTCAAGGGCGAGTCAAAGGTTGAGATTCGCACCGGCGTTTGGGAGTGGCGCGAGGTGAAAAGCAACGCGCCGAATCACGGTCTCGACACCTCGGCGATGCTGCTCTGCATGGCGACGATTGCGAACGTGATTCGCTACGCAGCTCCGAAGGAATAAGGCCGGTTTGACGTTTCGAGCCTTGGTATGCTCGACAACCCATTTCTCGGACTGGACACCGCGACGCTTACCGCGCTCAAGACCAAGACGATTGACGCGATTCAAGCCGTGCTCCTGAACCAAAGCTACTCGCTCAACGGCAAGAGCGTGAGCCGGGCAGACCTGACCGCGCTCAACAACATGCTCGGCAACTTGCAAGACGCCTTGACCGACGCAGCCGGAACGTCAACCGATACGACCTTCGTGAGCTTCAACGGAAACTGACATGAGCACCGACTTTTTCGACGCGTCAAAACTGGTCGCAAATAAACCGTGGATTGACCGGGCGTTGGAGAACATCGCGCCGACGTGGGCGCTCAAGCGTTTGGAGGCACGCGTCGCGAAGTCGCTTTTCGAGTATAACGCGGCGCGGACTAATCGCCTTTACACGCCCAAGCAATACACCCAGCCGGCCGAGAGTTCGCAGAATCAGCGGGACCGGGTGGTCATGATGTATGAGGCTCGCGACCTCGTGGACAACTTCCCCGAGGCGCGGGAAATTTCGCGCAAGTTCGGACTCTACCTGACGCCGCACGAGTATTCTCCGACGACCGGGGACCGCGATTACAACCGCGTGATTGACGACTATTTCCACGCGTGGTGCAAAAACTGCGACGTGACGAACCGGCACAGCTTCAAAAAGCTCGTGCAGCTCGCAGCCGAGGAACGACCGATTGACGGCGATTGCGGCTTTGTGATTCGGCGCAGCGGCGAGGGTTTGAAACTGCAACTGGTGCCGGCGACGCGCATCGGCAATCCGAACGAGTCAGCCGTCGCCTCGAACAATTACTTTCAAGGCGTCGTGACGAACGACTTCGGTCAGCCAGTGGCTTACCGGATTTTCCGCGTGGACCGGAACGGCGTTTATTTCGGCGCGGAGGACATTCCGGCGAATCAGTTTTGCCACTACTTTGACCCGTTCCGCGTTGACCAATACCGGGGCGTGACGGACCTGCACAGCGCAATCCAGACGGCGCGGATGCTGCACGAAATCTTGCAGGCGGAAAAGGCGGGCGTTCGCTTCTCGTCGCAGCAGGCGGCGCTGATCTTCAACGACCGAGGCGTCGCGAACCCGCGCAACCTTTTCCAGCCAAACCCTGCGGCGAACTTGCCGAGCGGCCAGACGCAAAAGAACGAGCTGACCGAGGTCGGCATGATTCGATATTTCCAGAACAGCGACCGCGTGGAAGTCATGCCGTCGCGTCCGTCGCAGGCTTTCACCGGATTTGTGCAGCACCTCATGCACGAGATCGCGCTAGGCGTTGGCGTGCCGGAAGGCGTGCTGTTCGGCACGCAGGAATACAAAGGGCCGAGCGTCCGCGCAGAGTTCGCTGCGGCTGATCGAGTGTTCACGAACAAGCAGGGCGTGCTGACCGACAAGGTTCTCGACCCGATCAAGGACGCCGTGATTCTCGACGCCATCGCACGCGGCGAGATTCCGCCGCCTCCGCTTCTCGCGGGCGAAACAATGGTTCAAGCACTGCGCCGAGCGACCAAGGGCGAGTGGCGCTTCCCGGCGAAGCTCAGCATCGATGTCGGCCGCGAGAGCGCCGCGAACATGAACGAGAACCGGCAGGGCGCGAAGTCGCTGCAAGAGATCGCGGCCGAGGAAGGCACCGACGCTTTCTCGCGGCTCGAACAGATCGCAATCGAGGCCGGTTTCGTGAAGGAACTCGCGGTCAAATACGGCGTGCCAGAGACGGCTATTCGCCTCACGACGACCTCACTCCCGAGCACGCCAGCGGCCGCAGCCGCAGCAGGCGATGCGGTGGGCGCAAGCGCAGCCGAGGCGCAGGCGGCGAGCGTCGCGGCGGCACCCGCTGCAATCGAGCCGGTTCAACAAGTGCAGAACGACGCAAATCTCGTCACGATCAACTTCGCGACCGACTCCTACATTCCGACAAACGCGATGGCGGAAAACGCTCGCCGCGCTCTCGACGTCCGCGAGCAAAAGCCAATTTCACAGCGCGGCATGACGAGTATCGGCATCGCTCGCGCTCGCGACCTCATGAACAAACGGCCAATGTCCGAGGACACCGTTCGCCGGATGAAGGCATTTTTCGACCGCCACCAAGCCGACAAGCAGGGCGAGACGTGGAAGGACCAAGGCAAGGGCTGGCAGGCGTGGCACGGCTGGGGAGGCGACGAGGGCTATTCGTGGGCGACGGCCATCGTTGAGCGTTTGAACAAGCAAGAAGTGCCGAAGGAACTTAACGCTGAACCGTTCGTGATTCGTGAGGCTCTGCTCAAAAAC